GACCCTCCTGCAGGATTTACTCCTGGGTTCCCATTAGATGTCTAACTCTTTCTTCATTGAAAGGATATTGAAAACATAAACGAGTGGTAGGGTACCTATCTTATCACTCTTAGTTATGTCGCCATTAGTCAAGCCATAGATGGTTTGCTCCCATGAGTACTTAGCTTGTTTTTCCTCCTGCTCAATCTCTTTAATTTCCTCAGGGTCCATGTTAGCTTTCTCTTCATCAGTGAGTGGAGTATCTAGATCACCGGTGAATAAGTTTTCATAGGTCTTAAGAAAGTTATCTCTGAACTTCAGGAACTCATGAACAATACCATACACATCAGTGATTGGTAGGTCATGGAATTTCTCAGCTCTTATGTTGCAGTCATAGTCATAAGGCTCCATGATTTCATCACCCCATTCATTGAGTTTAGTTTGCCGGTATAGGATAGCACATACCTTATCAAGATTGCTGATGTAGTTATCAGTAAAAAAATAGTCAAGGTCAATGTACTCGTAAAGGGTTAGCTTGTTAAGTGATTTTAACTTCAATCCTAACAGCTCATGCTTGTATCTTTTGGATGGCTCTGAAGCACACCAACTATTCTCTTGGATTAATTCAGTGAGCTCATCCACATCAAGGTCCTCAATAATCTCAACAGGCTCATCAGCTAAAATAGAGAGAGCCTCACTATTGTAATGGTAGGCTCCCTGGTCTTTTGCTATTTGATTAAATTCAATGAACTGCTCAAGAGTTACTTGGCTCCACTGCTTGGGTAGATTGATCATGCTTAACTTGTTGGCTAATTTTCTCAGCAATAAAAATAAGATAAGGCACAGCAACATTTGCAGTTAACTTTCTAATCAATTTAGCTTTGTGTTTGATGTGTGCCTCAGTGTAATGTTCAGCCGGTGTAAGGTCCTCACGTTTGAACATGATTGCTAACATCTCAGAGATATATCCTTTCTCTTTATGTAGAGCTACTTTCTCAATCATCTTAGTATCACGTACAGTCAACTTCATTTTTGCTTTGTAGGTGTAGCCCTCAAGCTCAAGCTCTTCAACTGTTGGATGTTCTTTCTGCTCAAGGCTATTAAATTGTTTTACAACATTAACAAAATCTGCTACATCATAATCCCAAAACTCAGACTCAGGTATCCCAAGATAAGCGAACACTTTAAGGTGCTTATCAATCGGGTCCAGGTTGGGATTGTTATTAATTTCGGTAATGGTTTCAAATTGCTCGATGGTTATCTCATCAAGTTGGTTGGGAATATCCCTGTTTAATACGTTTATCATGTTATAATTTTTGAACAAATATACATTTTTTTTAATATAGGTAGATGGCTAAAAAAGATATCCCTACTTACAAAATAACTATTGACCCTGAATACGCTGAAAACGGACAGGACTTAGGCATTGAACAGATAGCATTCACATCCAATCCTGCAATAAAGGTTAAAGGGATGGCATTCAATTCTCAAGCTAAGGATTTATTCTTTACGGATGAGCTCAAATATAGAGTAACTGCACCTGCTTTGATACCTATGGAGATCTATCGCTTTGATGAGGATACAGATGAGGAGTACAATGTCAAGTTTACTAAGGAAGAGATAGAGAAAATTCATGGCAAGTTCATGCAGCAGATGGTCAACCGAGACCTATTCAACCTTGAGCATGATCAGTCTATGACCGTTCCTGCCTATGTACTTGAGGCATGGATAGTAGACAACCCAAAACAGGATAAGGCTTACTCATCATTTGGCATTGAAGTGCCTGAGGGTACGCTAATGGTAACTGCTCAGGTAACTGACAAAGAATACTATGCTGAGCTTGTAGCACAGGAGCAGATAGGTTTCTCTATTGAGGGATACTTAGGCATGAAATTAAATGAGCAAAAACAATCCCAAAATAAAACACAAATGAATGAGTTAATGTTGCCAGATGGCGAGCACATCATCAACGAAAAAATATACATCGTAAAAGATGGTAAAGTAGTTGAAGTAAAAGATGTTGAAAAAGAAGAGGTATCTGAAGAGATAGCCCTAGAGGACACTGTAGTTGAAGAAGAAGTAACAGCAGAAGTTCCTGCAGAGGAAACTACCATGGCAATAGATCCTGCAGTAGATGCAGAGGCTATCCTTGCTATTGTTAAGCCTGTTATGGATGAGCAATTAAATGCTTTGCTTGCTATGATTGCTGAAATCAAAAACCAATTAGAGGAAGTTCTATCTGTAGAGGTAGAGGATGAGGAGATGAGTGAGGCTGTGACTTTAAGTGCACATCAAAAACTAAGTAACTTTGTAAAATTTAATAATAAATAAAATGCGTAAATTAAGATTTGATTTGAACATCGATGCTAGTGCGTTACTAGCACCCAACGCTGAGGCATTCTATGCTCAAGCATATTTAGGAAGCACTGAGATTGCTGATAACTTCCGTACACTTCCAGGTATTAAGTATAAAACTAAAATCGGTACAGTTACTTTTGGTACAGGATTGTTAGCTACATCTCCATGTAACTTCCCTAACCTTAACACAGATGACTTAAGCTCACATGAAGTAGACGTATGTGCTCTTTCTGCTATGGCTCAGGTTTGTCAGTTTGATTTAGAGCAGTCATTCGTATCTTTACAAATGTCAGCAGGATCTAACGGAGATTTCTCTGTAGCTAATTTCTTTAACTTCTACTGGTCTGAAATGGCTAATGCAGTTAACGGACAAATTGAAGCTCTACGATGGAGAGGTGATACCTTATCTGTTAACCCACAACTTGATTTGTGTGATGGTTACGAGAAACAATTAGCTGCTTCAGTTGTAGCAGGTGATGTTATCAATGGTGGTACAGGTGCTATCACTACATTCTCAGGAGTTGGTGGATTAGGTGCTAAATTAGAAGCTGCTTTTGCTTTGGTTCCTGCAGCTATTGCTTCCCGAACTGCTGACCTACGTATCTACATGCCTACTCAATTAGTAAACATCTACCGATTAGGAGTAGCTTCAGGTAACACTCAAGCGTTCATCACTCAAGATTTGAACTTGACTTACTTAGGTATCAAGATTGTTCTTTGTCCAGGAATGAGCAACAACAAATTTGTTATCACTTTGAAAGATAACTTAATCTTTGCTTTTGATGGTGAGGGAGACCCATCTGACCTACGTGCAGTTAACTTATCTGACACTGTAGCTGAGCCTGTAATCAGAACTCGTGCTAACATGAAAGTTGGTTTCAGCTTTGTTAACCCAACTGACATCGTTTACTACGCATAATTTTTAATCATGAGCCCTCTACCAAGGGGGCTCTTTAATACTTTTACACAATGGCTACATGTCAATCATTAGAGACTATCGTAAAACCATGCGATAACAACATTGGTGGTATCTATGGTGTTTGGATAAATACACAGGATGAGATAGCTTCTATCACTCCTGCTGACCCATCTACAGTAACTGGTGCCAATGCCTGGCAAATTACAGGTATCACATTAGTATCACCGGGTGGAGATTTATTCCAACCATATGAGGTACGCCGAAACACATCCAACTACACAGAGGATAGCACTATTGACCTAGTTAATGGTAGCTCTTTTGTAACTCAAACTATCAATTTAGTATTCCATAGAAGAGATGCTGATAAGTCACGTGCTATTAAAATCTTAGGAACAGGACAGCAATACTTGACAGCTATCATCTTAGATGCTAATGGCTTATATTGGTACTTCCCATACTTGCAGTTATCTGCTACAGGTGAGGGTTCAGGTACAGCTAGAGCTGATGGTAGTAAATATACCGTTACACTAGTTGCGGAAAACCCTTATTTGGCATATAACATCGATATGACTGCAGGAGCACTTGCTACAATCGGAGTACAATAAGCAATTCTACCTCTCTATATTTAAGCCCTGCTGTGATGGTAGGGCTTTTTTTATGAACATTTGACAAAGCTAAAATAATATAGGTGTGATTTACTTAGATCAAGGTGTTATTAATCAGTTTGTATTGACTCTTTCAGAGGTCACTACTGTTACTACACCACACTATTTATTTGTATTCACCAATGAAATGAATACTACTAGCACACCACAGCTCTTCACATCCGCTGATACAAGTGCATGGCCCGAAAGATACAACCTGTTTACTCTAGATGAGCCTACAGATATCTCACTCTTGAAAGGTCAGTTCACGTATCAAGTATATGAGAGCTCAACACCATTCGTTTTGCCTCTTACAATAGCACAGACTACAGGTGTAGTCATTGAGGAGGGGAGAATGGTTGTAAGTGGTCCTGCAGGTACATCAATATACGATTAACTATGGCTTGGTACGAAAGACTATTTAACATTAAACCAAAAGGCCCTGAAGTAGTAGAGGGCTATCAATCATTTAGCACCCCATTTCTACCGGTAGGAAGAGGTAACTTGACACTACCATATGTAAACGGTAGATATTCTACTAACATGTGGGTGAGATTTGGAACGGACAACCTGTATCCACAAATGCTCAATCAAATGTACTACAGCTCGCCTTTACATGGTGCTATAGTTGACTATAAAACAAATGCTGTAATTGGTGGAGGGTTTAACCTTACCACTGACAAGCTTACACCACAGGAAAAACTTGAGATGTACTCTTTTGAAAAGAAAGCCAACCTCAAGCACACTGTTAAGGCAGTTACAAAACAGCTAATCATCCACAATCGTGTGTACTTTAAGCTATATTTTGGAGAAAAAAGAAAGCTAATCAAGATTGAGAATGTATCCCCTGAGAAAGTAAGGGTATCACCATGCAGAAAGTACTACTATTTATCG